ACCGTGGTTGGCGATTGAGACGACCAACCAGACGATTCATACTTTTTGCGAGCTTCTTCCACTTCAGCGCCCTTCATGAGGGTCTGGTATTGCGTTTCATAAGTGACCGGCATTTGTGGGTCATTTGCCGACACGGAAGAGAAATTCCGCTGGTATGCCGAAACGTAGATCATGCTCGCCATGATAAAGAGGTCAGGCAAATACAGGCTGATGAAAGTCGTCGGGTTCGTGGCCGATAGGCTGTTGGGGCGATAAGTGCCAACCACCTCGACCGTGTAAGCCTGATCCGGCGTCGGCCCCAGATAGAACAAGTTGTCGTTGAACGGGGCGTAATACTTTGGAACCCCCCTGTTGGCCACCGCGCTGGATCCGTAGACCGCATCCAGAAATTCTTTTGTCGTCGCTTGGCACGGGTTGCGCGTGGCTGTGGCGGCCTCCGGGTTAGTCACGCCCGCGGGGGTGATGACGTTGATCTGTTCTGAGACGACAAAGGGAAACTGATTCGTACCACCGGAAAGATCAAGCTCACGCAATCCAACCGTCAGCGGGAACGTCAGAGACGTGCTGAATACAAGGAAATCCAATTCCCTGCACATCCTGTTTTCGGCGTAGGTGATTGCCTGCGGCAGGATAGCAAGGAAATTGCTGTCGGTCGGCTCGACCACGGCCATGGTGGCAATCTGTGCCACATAGCTGTTGGTGCCCGACACTGTCCCGTTATAGCTCAAACCGGTCGTCATCTGACATCAATCCCTGCATTTCTTGCGGGCATTATCCCATTCACCGCCGCGGCGAAGGCATTCATGCATCTTTTTTTCCTGTTCCGGTGTCATGCGCTTTGTCAAAACAGGCTCAATGGCTTTGTACGCGGCCACAAGCATGGCCGCGCCCAAGCCTAGCACAAACTCAGGGCTGTGAAACGCCCCGTAGACAGAAAAGGCGGCAACGCCAAACAACGCCGCCCCTATTAGCCACCAGATGTTCACGCCGCTGGCTTTTTAGCCCATACGGACCAGCCAGCAGTGGCGAGCGTCACAAGCGCCCCGACAATCGTCATCATTGTGGCGTTATCCACGAATCCTTTTGCCACAATGTAACCGCCTGCCGCCGAAAGGATTGCCCTCAAAATTCCAGCCAATTGTTCAGCATTCATGTTCAGTCTCCTACTTGGTTAAAAACAGTTTCTTTTCGTCTTCCCGGCGACGGGCCAGACCAGTCAGCACCTTGCCCCCTGCCTTGTTAAAAAGCAAAAAAGCATTTGCCGCCCCGGCAATATCGCCTGCATTGAATTTGCGAACAACAGAGGATTTTGCAAACGAACCGGGTCCGATATTGTAACATAGACTTGTCATGGCATCCAATTGATGCTGGGTTGGGCTTTTTGTGATTGCCCGCTGCACGGCGTCTTCATATTTGCCTAAATCATTAGCCAGAATGTCTTCGGCTTCTTTCTGGGTGATTTTCAAACCGGATGTAACTGTTGGCTTTCCGGCTGCCGACGTGTGGCCATAGCCAATTGTCCAGAAGCCAACGCTGTCTTGATACGCCTTGAGGCGACAGCCTTCCCACCGCTTAATCAGGGCCAAGCCATCAGAAGAAACTTTCATTTCCGAAGAGCCTCTTCAATTGAGTCAAGCTTGATCATTATGGCCCGCATGCTTTCGCGGATTTCTTTTATTTCACGGTCATGAGCAACCCTGCTTGTTTCAGTCTGCGCCTGAAGGACGGCAATCGCCGTCGTGTGTATTTGTTGCTTCTGGTAAATGATCCAGACAAATGCCGCCACAGGGGCAATGATCCATTGCATTATGGAGTTCAGCACTTCAAAAACCTGTGGCGACATTTGTTGCACCCTTAGTCAGTCTCGTTTCCTATCCTTCCCATGGAAGGGGAAGTATTGCTTCGTTTGAAAGCGCCTGCTTTGCGGCAAGCTCATCGCTGAGAGATTTCTCAACGGTATTTTCGCCTACTACATTTTTGACCCAGACCAAAACGTCATTTTTGGTCAGGTCTTCATATGGGATAAAATCAGGGTTATCCGTGGTGAACGGAATGCAAGCCACCCCATACCGGGTTGCGCCATTGCCGAATTCGTCAACGGCGTTGCAACGCCACCAGACGTTATAGACAACATCCTGAAACTGATCTTCGGACTTCTTGACCTGCATTTGCTCGACAAGCCAAATGTATGTGCTCACCATGTTTAAGCCTTTTTATTTTTTGTATAAAGCAAAAGTAACACAACACACCAAGTTTTATCTAAATTTTAGTAGCGCATCCTATCAAACAACAATCCGCAGTTCACCTGTTGAAGTTTTGTAAACATCGCCAGCCACAAGGCCGTTCGACAATGCCGTTGCGTTATCAGGCCATGTTGGCGCGTTTACCATGTTAAGGACACCGCTTCCCTTAAGGGTCATGCGGGTTGTAAAGTCCTGAACCGTTGTGCCTGAAGCCAATACGGTAGGCGTTCTAAAAACAATACTTCCCGGCGCTCCTGCGCCGGTGCCGGGGCCGCCTGCGATATACAATGGGTTCCCGGCTACATCAGTTCCAGAAACTGAACGCCCCGACAGCACGCCTTCAACACCGATAGAGTTTTGTGTTATATCAAAAATATCATCCTTTGCGCGCGCAAATCCGATAGCCTTTCCATTGTAAGAGGGCCAGATCAAGCCATGTTTGGTGCCTAACGAAACATTAAACGTAGGAGTCCATGTGGAGGAGTATTCATTATAGTTCCGACTTTCTCTATAAGCGCCACTGTAATATGGATACTGGTTGACGTTGTTTATCAGTAATGGGCCGCCATTCGCTGTTTGATATGGTTGTCCACTCAAAAAATCTGCACGGGAAAAAAAGTTACCCGTAAATATAGTCGTGCTGTCATAACCACTAATTTGACCAAATTGAAGAATGTTACGGTCAAAGGTACGCGCGCCAGACACCACCTCATAATTATATAATGTCCACACAACCGTGTTGTCAGAGACAGTAGTTCCAGACCATGTTGGTTCTGTTGATCCAGACGTACCAGCGGTCGTGCAAATATACGGCGTGCCTGTTCCTGCAATAATTCTACCTAAACTGTAACTCGTATTCGCAGCCCAAGGCTGAACCCGACTTGATACCATAGAGTTGTTTGATAATTTTGCATTTATACCATTGCCAAAAAACCCAAATCGCATACCTTCAGAACGGCATCCTTCAATAACAATTTGATCATTTACTGAGTTTATAACAATGATGTCCCAACCACCTTCTGTAACCTGATTTCCAGATGAAAAAAGATCGTTTTGAAAGCCAGTTCCATAAACATTTGTTACAGACCCAGCGACAACATAAATGCCATAACGACAAGCCTGAATGTTTCCACCAATCATAATGTTTTGGAGAGCGTTAAAATTCGCCACATAAATACCGGAATTTAGTGCTTCAAAAAAACAGTTGCTGATAAGGTTTTCTGAACCTTGGTATTGGTCGACTCCAATAGCCAAGCCCTTGGATACTGAAAGATTGGGTAGACCTATAAAGTAAATATTGCTAAACGTATTGGACTGAAGCGCAACGGTCCCTGTGCCATCCCAATTCAGGTCAAAAATCGCTCCTGTGTTTGAGGCAGTACATTGCAAGCACATATCAGAAAATGTAGTGTATCCGCATCCGTTAGTATAAAACACAGCTTTGTTAGCGGTTGTCTGCTGAATAGTTGTTGCAAATCTCCCCTCACCGAATATTTTTCCGCCAATCAAAGAGCGAATGTTCAGAGAATCTGATATGCTATAAGTACCCTTGGGGATAAACAGGGCTGAGTTTTTGTATCTTAAAGAATATCCATTTGGCGATGCAACTGATCCGAAGCAAGCATTTATAGCAGCTTGCAAAGCGGCTGTGCTATCAGTCGCGCCAGTTGGGTCGGCACCAAAATCTAAGGCACTAACAGTTTCCTGCAATTTTTCGTGAACCGTCCTGCCCACAGCGTCGGTCAGGTTCCCGGATGCGTTTGACTGCCGGAAACCCACCAGCGCGTCACCAAGAGCCGGATTTGTAGTATTGTCTAAATTGGGATTAGGTATGCTTGGAGCCAAAGCAGCAATCTGAGCCGTGGTTGCCCGCTTGGATGTCCCGCTCTGCACAACCTCTATGAGTTCGGTGCCGTCGATCCCAACGGCTGCCCCAAGGTTCGGAATTTGGATGGTGGCCATTACAGTATTCCCATTTGCGGTATGGTGTCCATGTTGCGCGGAACGCCGACAAGAGCAGTTTTTACAATAGTATTTGGCAGAAAAATAGCTGAAGAAGCAAGTATTGCCGAAGCAACCTCATAAGTAAATTCAACAGTAGACGTGACGATTACATTGTAAAAACCGTCGGTTGTACTTAGGGCAGTGCCCTGAACGGCCACCTGATTGCCAGTTATCAGGCCATGCACGCTGGCGCAGGTGACGGTGATCGTCGTCGTCCCACCCGCCACCATGCTGGAAACCGGCAGTGCCACGCCATAGGCCGTCGTCCCGGAGAGCGGCATGACGGCGTTCGGATCCAAGCTGGGGGCGTTGTTCCGCCGGGATGACGGGCCAATCTGCTGGCTCACGCGCTGGTCTTCCGTGGCAACGCTGCCAAGCGATGTCACGCGCTGGGTGGTGCCCGGCACCGGGATGCCCGTCGTGGGGTCTGTGGTGGCACCGTAGAGCGCCCCAGAGACCGTTCGGACATCATTGTTCGCCGCGGAGAAAAGCTCCACACGCGGGTTCTGAATTGGAACGGGATCCGCCGGTATGACAATTGCCCGAAGCTGTTGCTGGGGGGTATCGTAGCAAGGCCCGCAGACAAGAATCCGCAGGTTTGCCAGTGAGGCACCGCGCCAATCATACTGCCACTTCAAATCAACGTGATTGAACCGCCCGCCGCACCGGTCGCATATGGCATGCGCCTGTGGGTTCCGTGAGCTTGTTCTGGCGCGACCTGATTGCGATGCGTATCCCATGCTTTCCTATATCACGGTCTGTAATACCCGGATAGTTGCGGCGAAATGTATTGTTGCGCCGTTTCGATATTTTGAGATGCGGCAATCTCATAGCTTTCATCCGCCACGGCCTTAAGCGCCGGGGCAATCTGCGGACTCCAGATCTTGGCCAGCCGGAATGCCAGACCGTCAGCAAAAGCTTCCATCCAGAGGAACGGGATGTCCACCGTCTGGCCGTTGCTGTAATCGGCGGTCTGGCCCTGAACCACCCGGTAATATTTCAGGTACTGGGCGCTGTTGCCATCCGGCACCGGCCAGAGGGTCACCTGCGGCCCGGTGACGACCGGGATCTGGCTGTTGCCCGGCCCGACCATGTCGGTGCCGCTGGTCAAACGGTCAAACCAGAAGGTGGTCGTGAACCCCTGCTGGGTCTTGTTCGGGTAGCTGGAGTATTCCGTCCTGCTGACAGGCATGATGATCCTGTCAATGGCCGTGCCGCTGCCGTTGTCGATGGTGACATAGGCGTCGAGAATGACGACCGTCGAGGGATCCACGGCATAGACCGACTGACCCTGCACCAGCGGGACCGTCACCAGATCCACCTTCCAGAGGTTCACGCCTTGGTTCGACCAGCGCGAGAGCATCATGTTCGTCGCCATGCGGGCGGTAACCATGTGCTCTTGAATGATCGACGTGTTCCGTATGCCTATGTTGTTGTAGGCATACAGAACAAG